ATCATTATCATAAAAAGGAAATACCTGATGAAGCATTGAGGATGGGAACATAACCATATAACCCTCTGCCTCTTTTTCCATGTTGTAGGCAAAGTTAGATATCTTGCCCAACGTATTCGTATAACTAAACGCAAAGTTACTTATGTGATTATCTGCATTAGAATTAGCACAAATATCAAGTTTTTTCTGCTCTGCATATGATGTTGGTATCTGCATCCAGATTACAAAACTATACACACCACTGTGATCGTGAGGTGGATTAAACTCATGTTTCTTTTGAAAGTTTACCCATAGGCTTTCTAAGTTAAAACGTTCACCTTCCCTCATAGTGATGCGCCACGGTGGGCCATAGGCTTCCATGTGGCTTTTCATAAATGATGGCACTATTTCTTGAACAAAGTTTTTTAACAACGGAGACTGAGAGTCCAACCTAATAGACGAACTAATGTTGCCAGCCAACTCTGACTTCATATCCTCTGGCTGTTCTCGTGCTTCGTTTACAACTTTCCATATATTGTCCACAACCTCCTCTGGGAGTTGCCCCTCAACAACCCCTACGTTAGGAAAGTTTCTTTGGATTAAATCCATGTTTAACCTTCTAGTTCTGCGACACGGGCTGTTAAGGCTTCAATCAAAACGTTCTGTTCTTGTATTGCTTTAACTAAGATTGGAACAAATTTACTGTATTGCAAACCCATTTGTTTGCCGTCCTCACTTAGATTTGTAGTGAGATTTGTTTTATCTGAAATTGCATAGCCAGCAGCAGCTTCTAGTGCCTCTACTTCTTGCGCCTTAAAACCAATATCTAGCCAATCTTCTTTGTGAGTTCCATCATGAACAATTGTATCTAAATCTACATTATCATTATCTTTATCAACGTACTTAGAACGTTTATCCCATTTATACGTTACAGGTTTTAATCCCTTAACAAAATCTAAACCAAGGTCTAATGCAGTAAAATCTGTTTTATCACGTTGGTCTGATGCTACAGTCCAATCGACTTGAATGTGTGCCTCACTAATATTCTCGTCACCTAAAACAATTTCATTTGACCCTGTTGTAATAGAACCACCGGGACTGCCAGTGCGCCCTGCATCATGGCCTAGAAAAAGGTTATTGTTTCCAGTTGTAAGATCAAGACCAGCCGACCTACCTACACATGTATTTTGGTCGGCATCACCTTGAATATTTCTGCCAGTTTCAGCACCAACTAGAACATTTTCATCCCCTGTGTGTGCGGAACTAGCCGAACCAACGCCTGCCTGATAACCAATAACCGTGTTAAAACCACCCGTTGTTGTGTTAGCTGAACTTAAATACCCTACAAAAGTATTAGCAACACCTGTTGAAACATCATTGCCAGCAGCATAACCAACCGCAGTATTTCCAGTTATAGTTGCTGTAGTCAGGTTTTGATTAAATAAAGCAAAAGTTCCAAGGGCTGTTGTACGAGAACCTAATGTGTCAGCAGTAAGGGCAGATTTTCCTACAACACAATTATAATCTGAATCAGTTAAACCATCACCAGCATTATGACCAATACAAGTGTTTTCAGTACCAGTGGTCATTGCCCCACCAGCCTCATAACCAACAAAAGTACTTTTTGATCCTGTAGTCATGTTATCACCAGTTAAGCCGCCTATACATACATTAACTGTTCCGGTACTTATGCTATAGCCAGCAGAATGACCCACGCATGTATTATAAGCGTTGGTAGAGGTAGTGTAATTTTGAGTGAAAAGACATTGCGCTCCAACCGCGGTGCTACCGTGTCCTAGTGTATTACTCGTCAGAGACCTCCACCCTACTGCGACATTTCCATCGGCATCGGTCATTGCGTCACCAGCTTCAGCACCAACCATGACATTGTAAATACCAGTGGTTATTGCTGCCCCTGCAAGTGCGCCTACGGCAGTGTTTTGACCATCTGTAGCTGTAGTGAAATTTTGAGCATTTAATGTCCCATAACCTACCGCAGTGCTAAGAGAACCTGCCGTATCTGTACTTAAAGTACCAACACCTAGTACTGTATTACGTCTTCCTGTTGTTAAAGCATCACCTGCTTCACCACCCATGATGGTGTTTTGATCTCCTGTGGTTATTGCTGCTCCTGCAAGTGCGCCTACCGCTGTATTGTAGACATCTGTAGCTGTAGTAAAGTTTTGTGCGTTTAATGCTGCATAACCTACAGCAGTGTTAAGTTTTCCTAGAGTATCTGTGCTTAAAGCAATCATTCCTATTGCTGTGTTACGTCTTCCTGTAGTTATGGCATCTCCTGCTTGTGCCCCAATAAAAGTATTTTGATCACCTGTGGTTACTGCTACACCTGCATCATATCCAACGGCAGTATTATTTCCTGCGGCTCCTGCATTTTGTACTTTTAAAGCACGATAACCTATAGCTACACTTTCGCCATTCCCATCTTCAGTAGACAAGGCTTGATAACCTACAGCCACATTCCCATCACCAGTCGTCAAAGCAGTACCAGCTTCGTCACCCACAACCACGTTGTAGTTACCGCCAGATGCTATTGAGTTACCTGCATTAGCACCTAGCTTAACGTTGTTTGTACCTGCTGTTGTAGTGGAGATGGAGTCAGATGCATCAAGAGTAATACTTGCAGCATCAATAGTTAATGTACCAGAGGACAGGTCAATTTCTGTGCCATCTATGGTGATGTTGTCTATTGTTACACCACCATCAAAATCAGCAGACGTGCCTGATACAGCTTGACTAAATGTTACAACACCATTTGATGCAATTGCAATAGCATCAGTGTCACTAGCAGAACCAATATTGCCAGCATCAGGAATAACAATATTCCCCCCTGTAGTCATTAGTCCAGCACCCGTGTAAGTACCACTAACATCTAAATTAGCGTTTACATCAACAAGAGTTGCATTAAGTTCTATCTCGTCAGTAGCATTTATATCTAAAACAGTAGCACTGGGCGCGTTGATAAACTGTGACGCATCGTTAAATTGAATAGCCATTGTACTGTTTAACAATAAACCTGTGTCGGCTACATGTGTTAACGTCACGTCCGTATCTGCGCCAAACCCTAATACGGCTGCATCGCTGCTTAATGTCAGATCATCTTGAACCTTTAGATCAACCACATTCAAAGACGCAAAGGCGTCAACCATTGCCGCACCAGATCCTGCGCCATCTGAATAAATGGCCTTTGTATCCCCTGGTGGAATGGTGATATTTGCACCTGATCCTTGAGATATAATAATGTTCTGTGAACCAGATGTGCCGTTCTCAATAAACCAAAGCTTGCTGACAGTATTAGGAGCTATCGTAATCGTACAAGCACTGTCCAAAGTGCCCGTGTACTTCAAGAACATTGACCTACCGGGGTCCGTAGCTCCATCCGCAATCGTAGTCGTATGCGTATCCGCATTTGTTGTAATCGCCTCTGTGCCGAAACTAAACGCTTCAGCTATGAGTTCTAAATTGGTGTTTGTTGTATCACCCCATGTTCCTGACTGTTCGCCAGAACCAATCTCTTCTAGTCTTAGGTCATTCGTATATACGCTTGCCATTGTTCTATCCTATCTATGCTGCAATGTCCGTCCATGACGGTGTTTGCGAGGGGCTTATGCCCGTAAAATTCGATGTCTGAGAGGGTATAATTAACCCCCAAGGTTGTTGAAGTTCGCCTATCTCACCCGTGGCAGACACACCCGTTACAGAAACATTAGCGTCTCCAGTAATCGTTGTCGATCCCACACTGCCAGTGCCGCTTACACCCGTGACTGTAACATTCGCATCGCCTGTAACTGTTGTGGTGCCTACCGCGCCCGTACCATTTACACCCGTGACGGAAACGTTTGCATCGCCTGTAATTGTTACAGAACCTACGGCACCCGTAGCACCGTCATTCGTAACGGAAACACTAGCATCGCCCGTAACCGTGGAAGAACCTACGGACCCCGTAGCACCGGGAAGTGCAACCTCTGAGTTCCACGCGCCTTCGTTCCACCCTCTGGTAGAGCTATTCCACCCGTGAAGTGCAACGATAACGCTAGACACTAGGCTATCCTAATAATCGCATTTGAGGCATCTGCTGTGGGAAATACAATGGTGAAATCACCCGAACTGGCGGCTTTATCCGCGCCAAAGTCTAATACCGCTACCGTGGGATCACCTGATGCTGAGTCGTTAAATATCAATGCTCCACGCACCGCCGATATAGTTACGTTGGAAAACACTTCATCCGCAAAGTCTACAAGTGCCGTTGTTCCGCTAGTTGTAGGGGTAACCGGATTAAGAGCCTGACCCTTTGCACTGTAGTTGGTTCCACTAATCTCGTTCGAGGTAGTGTACGCTGTTGTTGCTGCGGTGAAACTAGCACTGTTATCATACAATGCTATGTTAAACGTGTTGCCGCTGGTTGCGGTAAAGTTATGAGTGCCCGTCATCAATTCTTGTTTGAAAGACGTACACAAGAAGTTTCCACTAAAAGCCATTTACATTTTCCTTATATACTCAGCCAACTCAGGTTGGCCTGCGTCTTTAATTGCATTATATACCGTAGTTCGATCACTTTGGATAGCCTGTCGCATATATATCGCGATTATTCTTTCTATCGACTCTCTGTATTCCGCTGCCTGTTCACGAATAGCAGGATGAGCATTCTCAGAAATACCCACTATCTTGTTGGTACAACGATGCGCGACCTCTTCAGGCGTTGCTCCACGGTTGTTAGTCGTAGTAACATCCACCTTAAAATCATTGGACATACTAACGCCAAAAGACATACTGTTCATTGCTTCTGCCTTCTAACCTTCCCGCTCATGTAATCATCCGTTGTTTCTTTTGCCTCACCCAACATCTTCAAACCAACCAATGCTTCAGAATAACGTTTTTCATACAGAGCTTGCATGTCCTGTTCGCCTTTCATAAAGACATAAGCTTCAATCAAACTCCCATACAGAAGAACCATCTTTGCATTTTCAGATAACCAACTTACCGTTGTGTCTGCTCCAACCGCAGAAATGGTCGCTGTTGCGCCACTTGGACTAGCTGTAATTGTCTCACCTACAGTATAGTTGCTACTTGGAATAACCACGGTTAAAGTGGTGGAGGTCGGAACGCTATCAACACCACTGCTCATACCACTCGTACCACCTGTAATCGTATCACTTGCTGTAAAAGTCCCAGAAACACTTGTAAGAGTTAAAGTGTAGCTGCTTTGTGTTAAGCTCAAGGGTCTATACAAATAGTGTAATTCAGCACTAAAGCTACTGTTGGGCGTTGGACTTACAATAAAATTGTCTACGTCAAAAACAGCATAATACCGGGGAATCCCCGTAGTAGCAGGGTTTGGATTGTAAGACTGAATAAAATCCGCATCCTTAAACTCTAAGAACACAGACTCACTGTCAGAATTTGTAAAAGATAAAGACATTGGCGCAAGAAAGTCACTAGGAACAGCTAAAAATTTATTTGAAGACGAAAACGATCCAGACACATTTCTGCGAAACAAACTTAACTGTACGTTTTTTAAAATACGTTCCTCAGAAAGTTCTATAAACAAAGGAATTTGACTCAAAAATGTTGTTTCGTCATTTTGAGTGTAATCCTGTATGGACTGTTTCAACGTGGTATATGTAAAGCTCATGATGTACTCACTGTAACTGTGCCCACAGAACCTGTAGCAACTAAATTATTCGGCGGCGATAATCCTTCAATAGATTGAAACCCTACAGGATTAAAACCATGTTGCACGGCCCTCTGTTCTGATAAATTTGATTCAGGTCTAGGGTCACGTAAAGCTTGAGGATCTGGAAAAGCTTTAGGAGGAAACAATTGCGGATGTTTAGTATCAAACTCATCAGGGCCAACCTTCGCCCCAGTCCACTCAGTTTTCATTTCATGCAAACGGTATCTGCGCCCTGATCGATCAGAAATACCATAGGCATTTTTACCGCTTGCGTAAGCCATTAGACCCTCAAGTAACTAAGACTAGGTTGAAGCTTCAAAGGAGTACGACCTTGATCCTCGTCCGCTGCACGTTGGAACTCCTCCTCATAGACCATCTTTAACATCTGAATACGGTCTGGGGCACGTTTCATCGCTATGTAATAAGACAATCCTGCTACCATGCAGGGATAAAAACGAAAAGGCATGTCAGTAGTATTGACCAATGCATCTGCGTCCTCAATCCTACGAACATAGTAATAGATAATCTGGTCTGTAGAGTTTTCTGGTACAGCCCACAAATTTAATTTTGGAGCAATTTGTCTGTCCAAGTAATACTGGCTTGGGCGACCTTGCGTTGTTTTATCGGGAAGTGTAACGTAGTCTCCACGACTAATACGTTGAACCTCAAAATCAGTTCCACTTCTCCTAAGCACTACTTCAAGAGAATCCACAACATCGCTTGACAAAGTGTATTCGGATGTTCCTTGAACAAGGCTTATCGTAGCTTGATTAACTGTCCAAAGATTTAAACCCCGATTAGCCCATTCAGCAAACATCAGATTCAAAGATCGACGCGCTGTCCTAGCCTCATAACCTGTGCGAACATCTATGCCGCAACGCTCATAAGCTTCCTCAATTATCTCCGCGACATCAAGGTTAAAGTCTCTTGATCCTGATGTTGTCATAGCATCAACTCATATGTGGTTTCTGGTTTGTCTTGACCATGACACAGCCGCCGTTTTTATAGCCTATCCTATCCAATGCCTTTTGAGCGTTAGGATTCGTCCTAGCCTGTTCTCTCAGTGCTTTTACCCCTTCATTGGGAGCTTTCTTCTCAGAGTTATCCATCGTCATCCTCCTGATTATAAAGATTATCGAACACTCTATTAACATCCAGTGTATAGTCTAAATCACTTTTTGAATAGTGTATATGTTGTGACGGTCTGAAGTCTGGGGCACCCTCACCTAGCGCAAACCAAGCAGGATGCGTTACACGCACTCGATTGTTTGGTAAAGCTACTATATTACCTGTCCACTCCCCTGCATCTAACAACTGCAAAACATGGCTCTGTTTATGTTGCGCGGGATCATCCGCTATTTCAGACTCCGTATAGTCCACCGTGAACAAGTACCTTGCAGGAAAAAACTGTCCATTAATTTTTGCCATCCATGGGCACGGCGTAGCTCTATCCAAAACATACACTGCATGATGGTGAGAAGCACAGTCCCAGGGTTGAGCATCATGTGTTGCCATAGGTGTAGGCCATTCCGCTAACGGGATGTCCGCAACCAAAGCCGTAAGAGGCATACGTGCCCACATCGCTCCGCCGTGAACTGTATCCTCTTCTTCGTCCTCCGCCTCGCAACCCGTAAAGATTACCTGAAAACTTAAAGATCTGTTTGGCATACTTGTTACAGCTATGACCATAGCATGTAAAAATTCGCCGTGGTATTTCTCATGATTATGAGTATACTCACGACGAACCCATGCCTTAAAGTAAGGAATGTTGCTCTGTAAATACGGCATCTATTTTAAAAAATTCCTTTAAAACCTAAACCTGAAACCTGCGCACCGCCAGCCTTGCCGCCTTTGACCTTGCCCCCGGCTTTCATGCCTTTGACCTTACCGCCCATCTTCATGCCTTTGACCTTGCCACCCATTTTCATGCCTTTGACCTTGCCACCAGCTTTCATGCCTTTGACCTTGCCGCCCATTTTCATGCCTTTGACCTTGCCGCCAGCCTTGTAACCTTTTTTCTTTTTCTTTGCCATTGTATCTCTCCTTTAAAAGATTCTGACTAATCCACCATTAGCTTTTTTATTCTTCCAACTTATACGCTTTGACGACTTCTTCTTCTTCGCCGCAGACGTACATTGAGCCATCGTAGGTCTACAAGCAGGATAGCCTTTCCGCTTTTCGCCCTTTTGCCGACCACAAGGTTTTCCTGTTTTACAGTCAACCCATCCTTTGCCATCATTCTGACTAAACCATTCCCGCAAAGAGTTCTTCTTCGCCATTAGTACGTCCTTGTAACTTTACGTCTAGGCTCGTCCACTTGACCACATCCCGCTGCAATAACTCCACCGCCTCCGTAACTAGCGGGCCGTTTAGGGTTATCTATAGCAGAAATAATACCACCCGTAGCAGCCTTCTTAGTAGAGTTTCCCCAGTTTTTTGCGCCTACTTTTCTGCACTTTGACAGTGCCCCCGAAGCGTAGGCACTGGGCCATACTTTGTACCGACTTTTTACCTTGTGATAACAAGCGTCCTTTTTTGTTTTCTTTTTTGCCATTACTCATCCTCTCTGGAGGCTTGGAAATTTGAAACGGTATCTGACCACGACTTATCAAGACTTGCCTGCCTTTCTGTTAGCCTATCCACTGCTTGAACAAGATGATCCATTTTAACGTCCATAACTTCTGTGCGTTTATCTACAGAAATAAGAGTAGAAACCATCCACATCAAACCCGTCGCGCAAAGCGTTAGCCCAGTACCCCAAAGCAACAACTGTACGTTTTTGTCCATTCGATTACCACGCTTTACAGGACCAGTATTTGGCCTTTAATTTGTCAAGAGTACCTTTATCACAACCATGTCTTGCGCGGAAGGACTTGCGACGTTTGGGATTGTTCTTCTTAATGGACATGTTGGCATCCCCAAAACGAACAATTTTTTCTTTACCCTTGTCGCAAGCTTTTACAACAGACTTCTTACCACCAGAAATCTGGCGTTTCGGTTTGTTGCACTTCATCTTAGACTTGTCGATCTTAGCCATAAGTTTTACGCAGATATAGTATGACAGTATAGGTATCAGCAGAAGAGTGCCCAACAGTAGTGAAGTTTAAATCTCCTGTTTTACCGCTTCCTGAATTGTTAGTAAGACCGCCAAAGACTCTGTAATCGTGATTTCCACTTTGGTTTTCACCAAGCTCAATACAAAAAGCATCTGTGGTCGCATCCCACAAAATCTGCACTTTCATACCTATGCACTGCCACCAAATCTGCTCGATGGCAACACCTGTACAAGAGTTGCCATCAGTATCTTTTTCCAACGCACTTACGTCAACCTTGGTGACGGCGGATTCACCTGAACCATCAGACACATTGGTAAACTTAAAAGCCGCCGTTTTTCGTCCATCATAAAGTGTTTGGGACGTTACTGCGTCAGCCATGAAACCCTCCTATTACGCTATTTGCACGTATTCAATTATAAAGGTAAAAGATCCCGCTGTTGTCGCATCCACAGTGTTTGTGATGTTACAGAAAATAGTTCTTTCCGCAGATGTATACTGAACAGAGGCTGGTGCTGTTGTGGCACTTTGTGTTTGAGCTACAAGTGTTGTGGTCGTAACATTACCAAGTACAACTGTCGTGCCGCCATCTAAAATTTCGTCTGTGACAGCAGCAACAATCTGCGCTCCAGAACTAGACGTACCAACTTCATACCCAATATCACCTGTTCCAATTACTGGAGCAGTTGCACAGAATATTTTGATGTCAGTAATAATTGTATTAGCTGGTTGCGTAAACTCACCAATAGCAGGGCTATCTCCTGCGGTAGTATTCACCGTTACGCCTGTCGCAAAGCCAACATGTTTAACGTATTTGTTTGTTACAATTCCAGTAGAAGCAGTGTTTGCAACCGTGGTAAAAGCACCCGTAGTAGAATTTTTAGATACTACTTGAAATCCGCCTTCAGAACGGACTGGACCCGAAAAAGTCGTATTAGCCATTATGATCTCCTGTCTTGGCTAGTGTCAGTCGCCCAATGCAACTGTCAGGGATGTTTTCAATATACAGTAAATTACACAAAAAGAAAGGGGCAACCGAAGCTGCCCCTAGTTTTAGGGAGAAGGTAATGTGTATCACCTTCTCTACTGTAACACAGATTAAGCTCCAGGGGAACCAAATACACAACGTGGGTCTGAGAACCCGAAGCTATAACGCTCACGAGCTTTGAAACGCATGTTGCCTGTATCGAAGTCTGCTTCCATGTTAGTGGACAGCGGAGTACGCTCAAAGTGAATAAATCCACGAGGAGCATCTGTCATGACAAAGAACGCATCTGGATCAGTTAGGAAGTCATTGACGGCATAACCATCAGGCAACATTCCCATTGACCGAATTGCGTTTGTGTCATTGTCTGCTGTACCAACACGAAGGTTTGATACCATCAAGCGTTCTGCAACGAATTGCAGTTGACGCGGGATAAGTAGTTTAGTGCCGCGAAGTGCGACCTTCAAACCACGCTCGTCAACAAATCCTGCGATGTTAATTAAAGAATCCTCAAGAGAGGTTTCGTTTAAATCCGCAGCCGTTGACGGCTCGTTAGCAAACGTTCCACCGTTAGTAAGTGGATGAGATGCATCACACAAAGCAACACCGTCACCACCAGCAAATGCTGCGGCGGTAAATGCGTTGTTAAGAACCGAAGCGGCCTTAACTTGTTTTGTGTGTGCCATTGAACGAGCCAACGCACGAGTATAACGCGAACCAAGACGATCATAAAGATTGTCTTCGATAGCTTCCTCAGTAATCGAGAATGCCAACGCAATAGTTTCGTGGTTGTA